TCTTCGGCGGGTCAAGCTTCACAGTCTTCGACTTGGCGACGGCGGGTGCGGTCTTCTTCGATGTAGCCATGCTTAGGCTCTCCTCACGTATGGGTCCAACAAATCGCGGGCGCGGCTCGACAAGATGGCGTCCTCGCGGAATCCGGCAGCGTCCACAACGTTGCCGGCGGACTGTCCTAGCCGGCCGTAGATGAGCGCTCTCGCTTCGAGCGCCGCCGCCTCGACGAGTACTTCAGGAATGTCGGCGGTGCCACTGCCGTCGGCGTAGCCAGCGTCGTAGGTCGCTAGACACCACCAGCCGTCATCGAAGCTGACGGTATCGGGAAGGATAATTAGGCCCCGCTCATATGCTGCGAGGCCCGTTTCGATGTCGCCGACCGTCACCGTCTCTTGCAGGTCGTAGTCGCCGTTGTACAACGCGAACGCGTCGAAATTGAAATAGGCCCACTTGTCGGGTTGTGCGACGAGCGGCCAGTCCGGCACCCGCAAATGCCGACCCGACGCCGCATGCTCAGGCAACCTCCGAGCCCGCCACCGCACATTCGTATGTGTGGCAGGTTCCAGGGTATGACCAAGCGGCGTATGCAGATGTTTGTTAATCGTTGTCGACGCAACCGAGAGTGCCTCGGTCAGAATGCCGCCACCGAGATTGTCGCCGAGCTTCGGATATCTCGCGTCCCAATCGGCCTGCGCTGCATACGCCACTTAGCCGCCCTTCGTCATCCGAGTGGTTCGACTTCGACCGTCGCGACCGGCGATGTCCCCGCGATCACTCGTCCACGTCCTTCTTGCTGCGGTTCTTCGCGCCCCGCGCCATCCGGTCCGCCGCCGGCTTCTTGACAGCACGCTTCGCCACCGCCTCGCTGAGGCAGCCTGGCGAATCGCCATTGACGAACTCGACGACACGGCCGTCGTCGATGTCGACCTCGGTGCCGGCCTCCCACGGCCCGAGCCGCAGGGTTGAACCGTCGAGAACCGTCGTGGACGTGTAGTTGTGATTGACCTTGTAACGGGCCATTACACGTCGTCCGATAGTTGAGCGAGCACGTATACGTCGACCACGATGTCGGCACTCACAGGAGTCCAGGACGCCGTTGTGATCTTCGCACCGACCCGCTGCCCCGCGGTGCCCTTGTCGAGCCCGCGGTGCTGATCGTTGTTGTGATAGGTGGTGTTCGTCGCATCGAGCGCGGCCTGTAGACCGGTCACGGTGCCGTCGATTGTTGCGTCGACAGTCAACGTCCCGGCCGTCCCGGCGGAACCGCCAGCGATTGCGGTCGTGACCGATGTCGACGGCGACTTCCCAGAGAACTGCAACACACCCGTGAGGGTGTCCGCAGTCGCTATGCCTGTCACCGTGTGGTTCCCGGCTGCGCCGCCAGCGATCGCTGCGGTCTTGGACTGACGTCCGCCACCTTCCGCGACCTTGAGCGCAACCGCCGACTGTGAATCGGCGGCCTTGTCCTGCGCGAACCGGTACCTGAGCACCTGCCCCTTCGACGTGATCCGTTCTATTTGGCTCATCTGAATCCTCCTGATGGATGTTCGTGAGTCGGATTCGTGGCCTTAGAGGGTGATGTCCCGAAGCACATCGGCGCACTCGATGCCGGACGCGGCGCCGGTCGGTGTGAACCGTCCGAACCCCATCCTCATCGAATAGACGATGCGGGTCTGGTCTGTCGCGGGGATGCGCTCAGTCTCGACACGGATGCGTCGACGCCAACCAACCTTGAAGCCGCGACGGTTGAACGTCACGACCTGGCCTTCGGTGTTGTTGCTGCCGGTTGTGGACACCTTGCCGTCCGTCTCGGTGAGCGACACCTGCGAGCTGGAGATGAGCGGGTGGCCAAGCACTCGAGCTTGCTCGCCCGTGAGCACGGTCGCTTGCGGTCCGTATTTGTCGACGGTCAGCACTTCGTCAAGCATGCTGATAGCGTCCGCTGTCGACGGGTCGGCAACGTACACGAGATCATTCGGGTCGGTCGGGTGTCCCCAGTCGTGCCACCGACCGGCGGTCGTGTCCCGCATGCGGCCCTGCTGAGACTTCAAGTCGCTGAGCGCGATCGAGCCGGCGATGACTGCCTCGTTGTTCGTGTTGTCCACGAGTGCGGCGTGCCTGATGCCGTCGAACGCCAAGTAGTGCTTGGTGTCTGCGGGGTCGGCGTCGTCCAGGTTGATGTTGCCGGTGGCGGCGTTCGTGGTGTCCCCATTGAGAACCAATGAATCGCTGTATTCGGCGATGCCGAGTGCGGCCTGGCGGCGCAGGAACGGCACGAACGGGATGATGGAGTCTTCCTCCATTTCGCCGGACCACATCTGGTGGATGACGAACTTCTTAGCGTCGACCTGCACCCTTTGCGAGCCGGTCTTCACCGTCGAGTAGTTCGACGAGTTGTTCGCCGTGGACTCGGACACGAACAACAGTTCAGGGACGTCAACCTCGACCGGCAGATATGCGGTCGGGTCGGTCATTTCGAAGCTGTCGATGAGCGGGAACACGCGAGCCTGTGCACGTGCAGCGTTCCAGAGTTCACCGACGTACTGTGCGCCGATGAGTTGCGAGCCGTAGCCGGACTCGGCGGTGTCCATCGCCCTGAGTGCACGCTGGTACGCGCCGGTCAGCTCGTAGTTGCCACGTGCCGCATGCTGGCGGTCTTCGCCGTGGAACTCACGCAACGGAATACGCGGGAACAAGTCGTCAAGTGCTCGACGGTCGATCTCGCGGATCTGTTCCTGCGGCACATACTTGGCGTCGGTGATGGCACGGAACGTGTTTTCAAGTTCGTCGGACGGGCCGGCATAGAACCCGTCGCCGACTCGCTTCTGTCCACGCAGAGACGATTGCAAGTCGTAGAGCCATTCGACATCAGCCAGAGACAGTCCCCAACGTGCGTACTTGGTGCCGACAAGTTGCCGTTCGACTTCGGACCCGCCGAACCTGATTTTGCGGACAAAGTCGCTGTCGTCATCCTCCAGCACGGCAGCAAGCTGCGTACGGACGAGTTCCTCGAGCGCTACGTCTGAGGTGCGCTCGCTGATGGACTCGTCGAGGCTGTCCATGCGCTGCCGGACTTCGCCCGCCAGCTCATCCAGGGTGAGCTTGGTGTCGCTCATGATTGCTCTCCTGTTGTGTTGCCGATCGCAGCGAGCAATGCCGCGGCGCTCGATTCTGAGACCGTTACTTCGTCGGAGTCGGACGGGCCGGTCCTGATGAACCCGTCCTCCTGTAGCCGTGCGATCAGGCTTGGCCAGTCGCTCGGAATCTCGCGAACCGCGTCCGGCTCGACTTTTAACGCCGCGAACGCCGCAGCCAAGGCAGGCTCGTTCGCTAGGCGTTCCTTCAGGTAGCTGTCGAAATCGGTGTCCCGTGCCCGTGCGTCGTTCGTGTAGCTGGACGTGTTCGACGTTGTGATGAACGCAGGCTGCGGGATTCCGTCGCGGTAGACGCTTGCTGTCCACCGATGCCAGTCGTCGTCGGGAAACTCGGCGTCGATACGCTTGACCTCCTCGACCAACTCGGCACGCAACGCCCGAGCGCCGGATCGGCCGGCAGCCACCAGAGCGTTCGGATCCAGCCCGATCGGCACCGCCGACAACTCCATGATCTCCCAGTCGTCCACGACGCCACGCTCACCGACCTCGTCGAAATCGAACCCGATCGACACGGACGACATGAACCCGTCCCGGTACTTGCGGTCGACTTCGGCAGCGAACGGGTCCTCCCGGTCAAACTCGACGTCCATCACAAGCTCGTCGTCGCCGACATCGGTGCGGACGACACGACCAATCGGCGGGCGCTCGTAGTCGTGAGCCCACAACACGACGGGGTTCGACTCGAACCGGTCCAGGCTCACGCCGCCCATGCGTAGGTCGATGCCGTCTTTCTTCTGGCCGGGTGTCGCAGCAACGAACCGGATCACGCTCTCGTCGTCGTGGTCGTCGCGGACGTGCGCGCGTAAGTAGTGCTGTTCCATGTTCGGGGTCCTTTCAGCGAATCAGCTAGAAGGGTTCGAGCCGTTACCGTTCGACGGCACCAGCAATTCCAACTCGTCAGGCATGGACGGCGCCGACTCTGCAACATCGGGAACGTTGATCTCTGCGGAATCGACCGGCGCCTTATTCACCGGACACCACCACACATCACCCCACGCCACCGGCGGCATCCCATACTTCTTCCGCCACTCATTAATCGTGAGACTGCCGACCTCCACCTGCTGCCGTTCACGATCCCACACCGCCGACTCCGCCTCCTGCAACGCCGACACCTTCGACGTATCGAACGACACCTTCCGTGCCGTCTGCCGGCCTGGCGACATCCCAAACATCGGCAACAACTGCTCCTCGAGCTCGGACTCGAGGAACCGCAATTCAGGCATCAACGCCATGTCCCAAAGTTGCCTCTGGTACACGTTCACATTCGCTAACGTCGCATGCTCCAAATCGTTCAACAGAACGGACGGCACGCCATAGGCGTTGCACACCTGCTTCAACGTCATGTTCAAGCTGCCGAGATATTCGGCGTCTTTCGGTGTGATCCCCATTTGCTGCACATTCGCGTCGAACCTGAGCACACCCCAACGGTGTGCCTTGTCCGCACCCGCATGCCGCTGCTCAAGTTTCTCCTGCAACTCGTCCGCCTGCTCCGGCGAGAACGTCACAGGCCGATTCCCAGCCGCCTTCGGCCCGACGAAGCCGCCGATCTGCCACCCATCCTTGAACAGATTCTTGTTCGACTGCATCGCAGCCGACCCAACATCTGCCGCTAAACGTGCCGCAGCCAACGGCGAAAGCCCAACAAACTGATCGATCGGGTTCGGATAGCGCAACCAAATGACCTCATCGGGAGCGAACGCCAACTGCTCACCCGATGGCCCGTCATACAAAAAGCCCGAAATGTAGTTGTCCGGGTGTGGTACCGGCCGCATGAACGGCGGCTTCACCCACCACAACTCTTGCGGGATCCGCGACCCGCCACGCTCAACTACCATGAACGACTCGCCCCACAGACAGAGCGAAAGTTCTGTCTGCCACCACAACCGCAACGACGTCCAAAACGGATTCACCTTCGTCAGCAAGTCCCGCAACGGACCCGACGTGACCTCCTTCTTCTTCTCGTCGTCGCCGGTCCACAGACGCAGCGGCAGGCCGGCCATCGGCTTCGCACGCAGATTGTTGACGACGCTATAGATCTCGTTCGACGTGGCGATGTAATCGCCGTAGCTCTCAGGACCGAACCGCTCCTTATCGAACCCGAACTGCTCGTCGACGAACATCACGTCCGCCGGGCCAGTAGCAAAACTGCGTTCGGCTCTCACGGCGTCGACACGGTCAAGCAGACCCATCAGAACTCCGTCCCGACATCACATCGCGGAAACCGACCACCGCCGCAGCCCACACCCAACGCACCACAAAAAACGCCACACGCAACACCAACCCCACCGCCGCACCCACCAACCAAAACAGGCCAGCCAACACCGTCAACAACACCTTCAACGGAGACGTCTCCCGCCCAGCCGTCGCAACCCGGTCATAGAACGTTGCAGTCATGCGCCTAACGCCCCTTCCATGACGAGCGGTGAATCCTCATCGACAGCCACAGACCGCCACAGCGCCAACACCATCGCGATGCACCCGTCGATCACATGCTTCGACTTGCCCTTCGACAACGTCCACCCACGTTCACCCGGCCGCTGTGCCGCAGACAACACATGCTCCTCCAACACCGGATCGCCATCATGGACGACGTCCCCGGCAGCGATAGCCGTATACGCATGACCGCACGCCGGCACCATCCGCTCAACAGACTGAGGAATCTCAACCATCGGGATCCCCTCATCCATCAACATTTGTGCCGGCACATCAAAGAACCGCGGGTCGTACGCGACCTCACGCACCTTGTACCGGAACGACAGCGCCCGAATGTGCTCCATCACCTCGGCGACATCGATCTTGTCCTCGTCCGGTTCCCACACCTCGACCTGCACCACCGTCTTACCGTCATCACGAGGCCATGCCACCGCCACCGCAGTGTTGTCGTGATACAAGGCAACGTCCACACCAACCCACACCGAAGAACCCTCAGGGATAGTTGCGTCACCTACGCACGCCTCCCATGCGCCAGCCGGCAACCAGCTTCCCTCACTTCTCGTCCACTCATTACGAAAGAACCTTCGGTACTCGTTCTCTGGCTGCTTCGTGAGCTGATCTTCGTAGAAGTCGCCATCCATGATCTGCCCATAGCTCGGGTTCGCCCCGATCAGCGCATCCATGTCGTCGACCGGCGTCTTCTCGCCAGCCTCACACACATAGCCGAAGAAGTGCGGATCGAACGTCGGGTCGTGAATGACCTTCAACGCATGCTGATACTGCTCGTAACAGATCGACTCCCGATCGAACCCGGCAGTCGTGATCTGCAAAATCATCGGCTCCCGCCGAGTCACCACACCCCGCGTCAACGTCCCCCAAACAACACGAGCCCGGTCACCCTCCCACACATGCAGCTCATCACAAATCACCACGAACAGATTCTTGCCGTCCAGGTTCGACCCGAACTTCCGAGCCGACGCAGCGACCCGCTGCAACCTGCCGCCAGGAATCCCAGCATGCGACCTCGGAACGATCAGCTCCTCGCCAGTGTCCGCAAGCTTCGACAGTGTCGGACTCTCCTCAACCATCGTTCTCGCCGCACCGAACAACAGGTCGGCCTGTTCGTCGGACCCGGCAGCGCACACCACCCACGGCGACGGCTCACCCGAACCGAGCATGAACCACAACGCCAACGCCGCCAACATCTCCGTCTTGCCGTTCTTCTTCGGCATCGACACATACGCCCACCGGTACAAACGCCGAGCCTTCCCAGGGTCCAACGTGAACAAAGACAGAATCAACATCTTCTGCCAGTCGAACAACCTGAACCGCTTCCCCCACCAACGATCCTGCGTGTGAACGCAATGCCGCTCAATCCACCGAATTACGTCAAGCCCCTGAGTCTGCGGCGTCCCGCCATTCGTCGAGAAGCTCGGCCTCGACCACTTCGCCAGACTCCCCGGCTTCACCGTCATCGTTCGCCATCCTATTCGCCTCGGCCGCCGTCAAAATCGCCTCACCAACAGCAATCCCCAACCGCTGCCGAGCCATCGGAGTCACACCCACCTCATTCTCCAAACGCAAAATCTGCGTGTCCAACTTCGCCGCATAGTCCGCGAGCGGATTCACACGAATCTGCCCCATCGAGCCCTTCACAGTGAGCGCCTTACGCACCACACGCATCGCCCGCTCATGCTGGTCATACATACGGAACAGCCGCCGCAACGCCGGCAGGTCGACATCCTCAGCAAGACTCGCTACATCCGATTCCCAATACGTGTGCCAGTCGCGGCGGGTCTGCGCCAACAGACCAGACGGCGGCGGTGGCGCCTCCATCGCCTTCTCGTTATCAACGACGACAAGCCCGCGGTTACGGTGCCCTTGCGCAACATCTGGCGGTTTCGCTGACGGCCCACGCTTGCCCATTCACCCTCTCAATCTGGCGAAAACTGACTCGACCAAAAAACGTGCCGAAACCTGAGCGGCGCCCGCGACAAA